AAGAGAATTCATGGAGTCATACAAAAAGAATTTCAATCTTAACAATCTGAAATTGAAAAAACACTTCCCGTTTACAGACAACCAAACTAGGTGTTATTATACCATCAACGACAACAACGCAAACATGATTTTCATTGATGGTCTAGCGGGAAGTAATAAAACATACATGTCTGTATATGCAGCCCTTGAGCATTTGAAAGAAGGAAAGTGTGATCAGATTATTTACATCAGATCCGTTGTGGAAAGCTCATCTAGAAGTTTGGGCGCATTGCCCGGAGAATTGGATGAGAAGTTCAGTCCATATACATTACCACTTATGGATAAGCTTGCTGAAATTGTGGACGAAACCAGCACTCATGCACTGTTCAATCAGAAATACATCAAAGCAATACCTGTGAACTTCGTTAGAGGTCTAACATTCCACGATTCCTTTGTCATCATCGACGAAGCTCAAAACTTAACCAGAGGTGAATTAGCCACAATTTTAACTAGATTTGGTAGAAATAGCAAATACATTATTTGCGGAGACGCAAAACAAAGCGACATCAAGGATTCTGGATTTGAAAAAGTGTTTCAATTATTCGACACCGAACATTCAATTAAGAATAACATCCATTGTTTTAAATTCGATGTTGATGATGTTGTGAGAAGTCCATTGCTCAAGCATATTACTCAAGTGCTGGGCGTGTAATTGAATTAAGAATTACCCCAACTCGTTCCATTAAACCAATCCAGCCCCCTTTGATTTTCAATCGGGGCCGGTTTCGGTTGTGGATGATTCGCAATTTCAACAGGGGCTTCCTCAACTGGAATTTGATTTTCTTCAATTTGCGTCGTGCTTGTGTTGGAGTTGATCCCCACGATTTTGAAATTATCGTCCTGTTGTATAATTAGTTCTATTCGCATATGAACTAAAATAATCGAATAAATTCAAATGTCAATTGGTAATTTGCGATCCGTTTTTATCAACATAAATTTGACGCTGCGCTCTTGATGGAGATGAAGTATCAATCACTGTTACTGTATATATATCTTTACCGGAGTTTGGGTCTATTGCAACACGCCTAATCGGAGTTTGATTCGATACTATCATATTTCGTCTTTGCAACCCTTTTTTAATAGACATCAATACATCTGAAGATACGGATGTTGATGTTTTTTGAGCATTTGATCCCTTTATTGCATTTTTCAACCCTTTAACAGCGTTATATGGATCTCTGTATAATTTTCGAACTTCGGGAGCTGCTTTTTTAAGAATATAATCCAACCCACGCCCAGCAGATTTGATTCCGTTCCAAAAACCTTCGTTTAATAATTCTAGTTGTGTGTATTTCTTCATAGTTTTACTTCTAAGTTCCTACCCGCAACATTTGATAAACTCACATCAATCAACGCATCTAAAGATTTTTGAATAAAGTCTTTGCCAATTAAAATCTTCTGATTGTTGCTGCTTCTATTACCAACGCTAAACGGAACATTTTTAAAAATCCGATCACCCACTTTTATATTAAAATTAACAACCGGTCTAGCTTCGCTTTTACCAGCTCCTACATTTATGACAATTTCATCAATTAAGTCTTTTTCCAAAGACACCGCGTTGACGGTGGTAAATCTGACAAGCTTCTGTTTCTTGTCAATTTGTATGTCTTCTCCGTGAATTACGTTGTATGCACCGTTTCCACTGTCAATTTTTGATGATATTTTTCCGAGACCGTCGATATATACATCTTCGATCAAACCGATTATATACTTTTCAAAAAAGAAATCGTGGAAATTAATCATGATTAATTATTGGTCACAACCGCAATTAGCGTAATCAGCTTTTGTAGAAAGTCTGAAATAAACATCGCTGGTGTAATCAGATGCTTTGGTGATTTTTGCAGCCATCCATTCTTCGAAATCCGCATCTTTTGACATTTCACTCAAGCGATTTGCAAACTCGACCAATTTGGCTAATTCGCTTCTAATCATGTCATTACGCTCAGTTGTAGCATAGTCGCCATGCTCTTCTTCGTGATGTTCATTGTGATCCATTTCAACTGGTTCTACGGTGTCGAATGACATCACGACACTTTGTTGATCATCATTGCCGAAATCTCCATCATTGTATTCATCAGACTGATCGAACTCACCCACGCCCATGTCATCTTCTTCGTCTTGAGATCCAAAACGAGTCATGTAGTTCTCCCAAATCAATCCATGTTCTTTTAATTTAAAATTCATAATATTATTTATTTAATGTTTCCGAGCAATGTTCTCATTTCATCTGGCATGTGAGAATTCATCACCTTTTGATACTGTTTGTAATATTCCCTACCATTAACCTGCCCTTGTTTGAGTGCATCATCAAAAGAATTTGCGATTTGATCGATTTGATCTTTATCTTCCAAGTTACCAACAGCGTCTAAATAAAGTTTACTTAATTCTAGAATGCTTTTAACATACTCGTTTTCGCCCTGCTGTGTCATTTTCAACTGCTCGGGCTCTGTAGGTGCCACAGGAGCCTCTACAGCGCTTTCTGGAGCTGCTGTGGGGTCTGTAGCGGCGATATCTTGCTCGTCTTGCTCTAAGAGCATTCTGTGATACTTCCGCATCAATGATAGTGTTTTGCTTTTCATAATTACATTTTCGCGATTGATGCTGTTTTCGCACTCAGGTCGCTTATAGCCTTTGGTAGTTTTGCATTTGCAACTCTTAAAAAGTCGGATTTTGCTTTTGCAGCTTTTGGATTTATAGTTGATGTTGCATCAACGACATCATACGCTTCGTTGTCTTCCTCATCTTCATTTGAAGATTTAATATCCACAATCTTAACCACATATGTTTTATCATTTGCAGCGTCATCAATATAAAAAACGCCGTCACCAGTGACTCCAAATTTTATTCCATGAGATTTCAACAGCGTTTTTAGATCATGCACACCACTGAAAAATGTGGAATTTTCGGGATTGTAATTTTCGACAAGGGTTAAAAACTTACTCATGCATAATATTTAGATAAAAAGGCACAGCTTGTTTGTAAAATCCTTAAAATAAGTCTCATTCAAGTATGTCAGACCGTTTTTTTCAAAATATTTTTTTATACTTTTAAACGATTTACATTTTCTAGTTTCATTTAAAAAAACATCGAGTGATGTTATTGTCAAACAATCTCGTTTTTCGATATTTTCATAAAAAATGTTCATGTCTTCGTAGGACTCCATCAGATTAAATCCGAAAATGGTTTTTAATTTCTTAACAAGTCTATTTCTAAAGTCATCTTTCGATAAAATATTACTATAAATTAAAATTTTCTCAGTTCTCGATCTATTTTTGATGTATTCCATGAATGTTTTTATAAATTCATGGGTGTAAAGTTTTTTATTGTTTGATTTTTTAAAATCAAAATCAACTTTCAATCCAAGTCCATCGAGAAGTTTTGCAAAATTGCGATTTGTTTCCTTGAAAATTTGATCAATGTCTATAATTTCTTTATTTTTTGTTTCAAAAACGATGGAAACAATATCATCATCTATTTTTTCTTTCAGAACACTCATTGAAATCGAAGTTTTTGTATTTTTCTTGCAAAGATTTTGGAACAGAATTGATTCTAACATTGATTATGCCATTGTATGATTGATTGTCAAACAAAACATTGTGTTTCATTTGTTCAAACATTTCTAAAAATTTCATCTCCCATTGATTTTCACACAGGTGTAATATTTCTTTAGAAAAATATTCCAATCCATATGTTTCAATATCCCGTTTCAATTCTTCTGAACTACCCCAATATTTTTCAACATCATTATCAACATATGATATTCTAGGTCTTTTTTTACCTTTTAATGGTTTTCTTTTTAATCTTTTTAAAAGTTTTTTACACCCAATATAATATTTTTTTAAAGAATCAGGATGGTTATTATAAATTTTATATACAAATCCATGATAACCTTCCGTGTTGTCTGGCATGTTTTTCCAATTCGACATGTATTAATTATATTTAATATATAATATAACAAGTCGGATTACTATCGTAATCCTCCAGATGAAGTGATAATTATAACAGCCATAATGAGTATATATTAATTATAATATATTATATATTACCCGCCCACCCACCCGATAATTATCACCCTTTATTCAATTGTCAAGGGGTATATCGAAAAATAGTGTGGAATATTACATTATTTTCAATATAATATTACATTTTCTTCTTAATTTTACCATTCTTTTTGTGTTTAGCTGGATCAAATAATGGTTTGATTTTATTTCTTCTTTGAACACCGAGAACCGTAGGTATTCTAGTGTCTCCTTTTGCATAACTATCTTCGTTTTCAATGGGTATTTCCTGCATTTCTGTTGAACCACCAACGACAGATGCTGAATCCATGTTTTCAGAATACATAGATTCGTATAAATTTTCCATTTTTTGTATTTCTTTTCTTGACAATGACATAATTATATTTATAATATAGAGCAACACTATGAACCTTATTCAAAAAAGAGATGAACTATCCAAGCGTTATAAGGATTTCGTTTCTGATATTAACGATATTACACTGCTCGATAAATTGAATCAGGTTCCAAGTGAAAAAGCGTTTTGGGCGATGGTCTTGGTTGACTACGAGAGAGCTTTGGCCAAACTTGAGTCTAAGCGTGATAAGATGATTAAGTCATTATCGAATGAAATAGTTGGAAAGGCTCCAGTGGTTTTGACAAAAATTGCATTAGATAATGTTAAAAATGACGATTCTTTGCAAGAAATCAACGAAAATATTCAAGAATTAAAGCTTTGTGTCAGCCTATTTTCAAAAATCTACGACAATGTTCGATATATTGCTAGGGATTTCGAAAATATTTTGAAGTTTAAACAATTACAAGAATTATGAAACGAGAAATTCTAAATTTATTAGAATTTGAATTAGTCTTATTGGAACTGATTCAAATTTGATCACGATACATTACGATAAAAATACAGGCAAGGGCCAAATCATTTGCGATATGGTCGTCAATACTGTATTGAAACGACGCTTCAGTGTCAAGAATGAAGCTGCGAAGTTTCTAAAATCTAAAGGTCGTCACATACCTGATAAAAAATATGCAATTGATAAGACTGGTAAGTTTGATTTTGGACTTTATAAAGAAATCATCGAGTTTTTAAAATCCGAAGGATTTAAAACTATCGAATACACTCCTGAGTTCAAGGATCATCTCAGGTGTGGGATTGGTGATTGCGTGCTTTATGATGGCTTTAAATTCCCACACAGGGACTTCCAGAAGGAGATTGTGGAAAGGTGTCTAAAACACGGCAGAGGCACGATAAAGAGCGCCACAGGCTCAGGAAAGAGCTTTTGTATAGCGTCTCTAATTGAGAATATTTGGAGAGATAGAGTTGCTAGAAATTTTAAAGCAATTGTTGTTGTTCCCGGTATATCACTTGCAAGTCAGTTGAAGGGTGATTTTGAGAGCTATGGTGTAAATTTCTCATATAGCGTATGGACAGGGACTTGTAAATTACAAGATACTGATGTCGTTATAGTGAATACTGAAAATTTAATATCAAAAATTAAAGATAACGGATGGGTTTACGATGTTGATCTTTTGATTGTGGATGAATGTCACAGAGTTACAACAACCAGTAAGATATCTAAGATTGCTAATAAGTTTAAAACTCCAAATAAATACGGATTCACGGGAACTTTACCAAAAGATCAATACGAATGTTGGAAAATTACTGGAATATTCGGTCCTGTTCTTTTTGAAAAGAACAGCAAAGAGTTGAGAGATGATAATATTTTGACTGATGTATCAATAAAAATGTTGAAAGTCATACATCCAGCGCATTTAATACCTAAAAAATCAAAAAAGAAGGATAAATCTCCAACTGAAGACTACATGAATGAGTTGAATTTCATTTATAATTCAACGGAACGCAACGATCTGATACGAAAGATAGCATCCAAGCTAACCAATAATACATTGATACTTGTAAATCATTTAGAACACGGCGATGCTTTGATGAAAGTGATGCAGTCCTTAACAGATAAGGAAGTAATTTATATAAAGGGTGATATAGATATTCAATCTAGAATGCAAAGTATTCTAGATATGGAAAACAATACCAATATTGTATGTATTGCAATGAGTAGTATATTTTCAACCGGTATTAATATAAAAAATTTACATAATATTTTATTCGTGTCCGGTGGAAAAAGTTTCATTAGGATTGTACAAGGAATAGGGCGGGGGCTTAGATTGCATGAAAACAAAGAAAAGCTTGTAATCATTGATATTTATGATAATTTAAAGTATTCAGAGGAACATGCATTAGAGCGTAAATCGATATATATCGATGAAGAAATACCTTGGAATGAAAAAGATATAATTTTATGAAAGTAAACGAAAAAGTTAAAAAGGAATATTATGTAAGTCCATCCGAATTTACAAAACAAATCAACGAATATTATGAAACGGACATCATGACAGATGAATTGGCTATTAATATATTGAAGATTGCTGAAAATTTAAGCTATAATTGGAGATTTATAAACTATACGAGAGGGTGGAAGGAAGAGATGATCGGTGATGCTGTGATCAAAATGTATTCGGCGTTGGATGGGAAGAAGTTTAAAATGGATTCTGGATTCAGTCCTTTTAGTTACTTCAATCAAATTGCTTGGAATGCTTTCACAAATCGAATAAAAAAGGAAAACAAACAACATGAAGGATTGATGGAGTATAAACAAATGATGTATGAACAGCATTTACTTGGCTCCGAGGGTGATATTTATGTAAAGCAATCTCAATTTGACGACGAGTATTCTGATTTCGATGATTGACTTTTGATGGTGCTCATGTATCCTGTAATTAAATGATTACAAATACTAAAATAGCCATTTTCAGCGATCTCCACTTGGGGATTTATGGGAATAGTGAAAAATGGCACAACACTGCATTGGAGTGGGCGGATTGGATTGTTTCTGAATTGAATAAGAAAAAGATCACAAATATATTTTTCTTGGGTGATTTTTTCGATAATAGAACTGAAATAAGTGTACAAACATTGCATATTGCATCTCTAATCATAGAAAAATTCAGAAATTTTAATATGTTTATGATAATAGGCAATCATGACGCTTATTATAAGAACAGAAGCGATGTTCATAGTCTCGGAATGGTCAAGGGACATGAAAATATCACATTGGTAGACAAAACATTAGAATTTGAAAAGTTTGGTAAGCGTTTTTTGATGGTTCCTTGGAATAATGAGCTTCCAGATTCCAAATATGATTATATTTTTGGCCATTTCGAGTTACAAACATTCAAAATGAACAATTTTACTGTTTGTAACCACGGTTTATCCCCGATTGATATACTTTCCAAGGGAAAATTGGCATTTTCTGGTCATTTTCACAACAGAAACAGTAAAAAATATAAAGAAGGCAGTATTAATTACATTGGAAGCTGTTTTTCGATGGATTTTTCCGATGTGGATAACACAAAGGGGTATCATATTTTGGATGTTGAAGACGGATCTGTTGAATTTTTTGAAAATGTAGTGTCTCCATCGTTCATTAAATTTAATCTAAGCACTCTCAAAGGCTTGGATAAAGATTTGATCAAAAATAATATAGTTAAATTGATTGTTGATAAGGAGATTGAAGAAAAAAATCTAGAAAAAATTCAAATCGCTATTTCCAAGTTAGCGCCTTGGCAGTTTACAACAGAACATAATGTATCTACAAAAACTTTGGATGATGTTGAAGTGGTTGATTCAATCAATATTGATGATATGTTTGATGAATTCTATGAAAAGTTAGGGCTTTCGGATGATCAGCTTGAACGAGTTAAAAAAATAAACAAAGATCTATATAATAATAACAAATTGTAATGAAAAAAATCAAATACAAAAGACTATCAGTTCAAAACTTCTTGAGTATTGGCAATGATACCATCGAATTAAATTTTCAGAAAGGATTGAACCTAATCACGGGCCAAAATATCGATAATCCAGAAAGAAAGAACGCTGTTGGTAAAAGCGCTTTGATGTCCGCTTACTTCTTTGCAATTTTTGGAGAAACTATTGGAAAAATCAAGAATGAATTCATTGTAAACAATGTAACAAAGGGCAAAGGCCGAATTGAACTTGAATTTGATGTTGAATCATCTTCTGGAACGCAAAGTTATAAAATTATTAGACAAGTAAAGCCATCTAAAGTTGAACTTTGGAGAGGATCTGAAGATATAACTCGCGACAGTATATCAAATACAAACAAATACATATGCGATCTGCTTGGTACCAATCCAATAATACATAAAAGCTGCGACATAATGACATTAAGTGATACCACACCATTCATGTTGAAGTCAGCAGCTGAAAAGCGAAAATTTATTGAAGATATTTTTGGCATTGAGATATTTGGATTGATGTTAAAGGATCTAAAGAAACACATCAATGAGAATAAGAATGATATGAATGTGTCTTCAGCTGTGTTGGATGAATTAAACACATCCATAGCGGCATATAATTCTCAACTTGAACAGATTAAGAAGCAAATAGCTGAACGAGAGGCTGTTCTAGCATCTAGAAAGGCTGAATTGCAAGATAAAATCGAAAATGTGAAAGCTAGATTGGCTGATCTACCCCCCGATGTCGATATTTCTAAATTGAATGATCAATTCAAGAAATTAAACGACGCTTTGATTGGTTTAGATGCTAAATTGGAAGCAATTTCAACTAAAATAACCGAGTCCAAGAGAGATTTAAATTATACTAATCTCGAATTATCAAAATTAAACAGTGTTGATGGAGTTGAATGCGAAAAATGCTTGCAAAGTATTTCTCATAATCACATTGAATTTATAGAGCAGCGTAAAGTTGAAACTTCCAATAAAATAACAAATATAGAGAATGATATTATATTATATCAGTCCGAAAAAAGAAAATGGGACGATAATAAAAATCGTATTAAAACTAATATCGATTTGATAAACACGCAGATTAAAAACCAACAAGAAATTAGTCGTAAAAAGGAAAATTTAATACAAATTTTAAAACAATACGAAGAAAATCTGGAAAATTTCGAATCTGATAATGTCAACTCTGGAATAAGCCCTGATGTTTTTGAGGAAAACATCAGAAAAGTGGAACATCGTAAAGTTGAATATGATGCAAAACTGGCTGCGTGTAAAGAAAAGGAGAGTGATTATGATATTTGTAAATTTGTTCTGGGAGAAGAGGGGGTTAAAAGTTTTGTAATTAAGAAATTACTTGATATGTTGAATCACACAATTCAACTATATATAAAAAACTTAGGTATGGATATCGTTTGCAAATTTGATGAATATTTCGATGAAGAAATTTCAACAAAAGGTAAAAAGTTTTCGTATAATAACCTATCAGGAGCTGAAAAACGAAGTGTTGATGTGGCGTGTGTATTGAGTTTTTCTGATATGAGAAGAAAAATAAGCGGAATATCCAGCAATCTTGAATTTTATGATGAAATTTTCGACAGTGCATTCGATGAGCGTGGGTTGGATCTATTGATAGAAGTTCTGAAGAAGAGAATTCAAAAAAATAAGACATGCGTTTATGCAATTTCTCATAGAAAGGAAACCTCAAAGCATGTCGATGGTGAAATCGTTTCTTTGGAAAAGGAAAATGGTGTAACTAGACGAATTTTTCCATAAGCTCGATCAATAATGTTGACAACGAGGCGGGTGGACATAATTATTTTATGTTTGTAAAACCATTCGCCTCTCCTTTTCCAAAGTCCCCTTCAAGTTCCAAGCAAGCAATTTCGAATGTTGTTAAAAACGCTCCCAAATCCACTAGATATGTCAATTATATGGCAGATAGGCAGGGATGCGGGATGTGGAGAATTGGATGGGCTGAAATGCACATGAATATGTGCAATATGGGAGACAGCACTTCACTGACCAGTATGGTCTTGAATAAGGATTGGTATAGAAATGTTCGAACAGTCAAGCTGCAAAGACAGGCATCATCAGAACAGAAAGAATTTGTCAAATTTTTAAAAAGCATTCAGTCTGAATGTGGATTTAAATTGATGTATGAGGTTGATGATGTAGTTTTTAGAGAAGATATTCCCGATTACAATATATACAAAGGAGCATTTGATAATGATACAATTCGACAGAATTGTATTGATATAATAAACATGTGCGATGAGGTCACAGTGACTTGTAATTATATGAGAGATCTTTACAAGTTAAGAACGGGGAAGAAAGAAATTACAACAGTTCCAAATTTCCCGCCATATTGGTGGATAGGTCATCATTATAATTATAGAGAGATCGTCGATAATTTTGATAAAAATAAGAAAAAGCCAAGGATAGTATACGCTGGTTCTGGAGCACACTTCGATGTTGGTAATAAAACCAATCAAGAGGATGATTTTACACATGTTTTAAAATTTATTACTGAAAATGTTGATAAGTATCAGTTTGTATTCATCGGAGCCGTTCCTCCACCGTTGCAGAATTTGGTATTCAGTAAAAAAATTGAATTTCATCCTTGGAAAAACTTAATGCAATATCCAAACTTCTTGAGAAGTCTCAAGGCGCAATTATTCATCGCTCCCTTACAGGATAATAACTTCAACAGAAGTAAATCAGATATCAAATATATTGAAGCCGCTTGCTTGGGGATTCCTTGCTTATGTCAGGATATTACCACTTATGAAAATGCGCTTCCTAATTTAAAATTCACTGATAGTGATGATCTAGCGTATAAAGTTGAAAAGTTATTGAATTGGAAAAACAGATCCAAATATTATTCACTTGTTCCAGAATTGAGAAATATCGGATCTCAGAGATTTTTGGAATTAGACGATAACATTGGAGCATTCATGGAAGCATTGAATACGGATTATGGCGATCCAGATAGAACATTACTACCGAGATGGAATTGACATCCTTTCGATCTATGGTCTAATACTGGCATGTATCGAAATTGCGTATACAACAACAGGGATCGCTGCGTCCATTTGTTCACATGGGATCAAGAAGGGAACAGAGTTAAATTCGATCTAGATTTCGATCCGTATATTTTGCTTGAAAGTAAAACAGGAGATTTGGAAAGTATCTTCAATACCAAATTGAAGAAAAAGGAATTTAAAACTCAATTTGAACGAAGTAAATTTGTAAAAGAATCGAATATTAAGAGAATATTTGAAAATATTCCAGCATCTCAGCAATTTTTAATTGATAATTATTGGAATACAAATACAGATGAAGATTTTTCCAAATTTCCATTGAAGGTGATGTTCATAGACATCGAAACTTTCAGCAACAAGGGTAAATTTCCAGATATTCAAAATCCAGAAGATGTAATCAATCTGATTACATGCTACGATTCAATTTCCGAAAGATATATAACATTTGGATTAAAACCTTTCGAATCATCTCACATCAAAGATAAGAAAGTAAAATACATCCATTGCAAGAGTGAAGAAATTCTTCTCAAGACTTTCATCAAATTCTGGGAAATGGATTATCCTGATGTTGTTTCAGGATGGAATTCCAGCGGATTTGACATGCCTTATATCGTAAATCGTATTGCTGTTGTTTTGGATGAAGAATGGCAAAAAAGACTATCTCCGATTGGGAGGATTTATGAAAAGGCGAAAAAGAAAGTTAAGTTTGGTGAGCCTCCTATACAAATTATAATTGAAGGCGTATCATCCGTTGACTACATGGTTCTTTATCAAAAGTTCAAGCTCGATAAACAGGAGTCTTATAAGCTGGATTACATCGCGGAGGTAGAATTGGGTGAGCAGAAGTTGGAATACGAAGGTCAGCTATGGGAATTGGCATTGAATGATTGGAAAACTTTCGTTGATTATAACATAAAGGATGTTGAGCTTCTTGTGAAGCTTGATGACAAACTCCGATATATGAAAACATTGAGATTCCTTGCAAATATCGGATTATCGAATATCGAAAAAGCCATTGATACAGTTCCTATCATGAATGGAGCGCTCGCCGTGCAGGCTCGTAAGAGAAATCAGTTCATTCCAACTTTCCAAAGAACAATTAAAGATGGTAAAAATCCCGGAGCGTATGTAAGGGTTCCGAAAATTGGACTGAGCGAGAATATTGTCAGTTTCGATGCAAACTCTCTGTATCCTAGTGTGATGATTTCTTTGAATCTGTCACCAGAAACAAAAATTGGTAGCTACGAAGAGATCGATGGTGTTTATAAAATCCACCATGTTAACGGAACAACTTATCAATTGTCTTCTGATAATTTTAAAAAATATATAGAGCAAGAAGAAATTTGCACAACAGAAGCCGGATTTTTATTTTCTCAAAAGCGTAAGGGGATCGTTCCTGAATATTTGGATTGGCTGTATAGCGAGAGAAAAAAAATGCAGAAACTTTATAAGGAATGTAAGAGTCGTTTAGAAAACGGAGACGATATGGATTCCGATGAAAGATCAGTGCTGTTAGCAAATTTAAATCGATATGATTCAGTGCAATATGCATATAAAATCAATTTGAATTCACTTTATGGATATATGGGGAATGCATATGCTCCCATGGGAGACGATGACATTGCATCATCCGTTACCTTAACAGGGCAGTCTGTAATTAAAAAATCGGCCGATTTATTTGTAGAGTCTTTGAAAAATAGACATCCTGATATCGACAATTTTACTTTACAGGAATCTATTATATATGGAGATACGGATTCTATTTATATTTCTTTGAAATGTTTAAATCAATACGGGGTTTCTCTTATATCTGGAGATTCTATAAATCCTGTCTTTTATGAATATTGCGATTATATTGAAAATTATTTAAATGACAACATGTCATTATGGGCTAGGGATTATTTAAAAAGTAAAGATCCTAGATTTGTCTTTAAAAGAGAAACCATTTGCGATGCTGGGATATTTCTGAAAAAGAAATATTATGTTCTTCATATGATTGATGATGAAGGTTTCAAAACTGACAAATTCAAATACAAAGGCGTATCCGTCGTTAAAACAACCATGCCCAAAAAATTGAAACCGTATTTGAAAGAAATTATAGAAACAATGATCATAACTAAAAACAAAAATCTAACAGATGATTTGTTTAAACAGGCTTATGAAACATTTAAGAAACTGCCCATAGAAATTATTTCTAGACTGAGCGGTATCAATACATTTGACAAATATACAAATGACTGCGATGGATTTGAAAAAATAGCAAGCAGAATGCAGGAGCATATGCGAGCAGCTCATTATCATAATGAGATATTGAAAGCGCTAAATCTCGAAGGAAAGTATCCGAAGTTAAAACAAGGAGACAAGATTAGATATGTGTCTGTCAAGAAACCGAACAAATTCAATATTGACGTTGTTGGATACGGCTCTAAATATCCAGATGAATTCTCAGATATTTTCAAAATTGATTACGAACAAATGTTTGAAAATCTAATGTTTAGAAATATTGATTTTTTCTACAAAGCCGTTGGCTGGATTCTTAGAAAACCTAATGAGAATTTAAAAACTGATTTGCTGGAATTTTTCGCAGAAGATTAAATTATGACAATACAGGAAGCGTACAATAAAGGACTGGATGATGCTGAAAATGCAATCATAAAAGAACTATCGTCATTGGTTAGAACAAACAAAATGAATGATTTACAAAATCCTAAATTAAAAGAATTACAACTCATTTTGTCCGAATGGAGTGATTATTTTCACACTCAGGGAACTCTACTAACCATGACTGGAAAAAAACACAATAGAATGTTGAAAAGACAGATAGAGCAACTTGACAATAACCAAATATAATATAATATCAAAATATATGAGCAAAACGCATATCGCAATACAAGACCAAATCGGAAGAACCATCATTGGAATTCTAGATTCAGAAACAGACACCACGCTAACGCTGGAGAATCCTGTAATACTTCATTTAGAGCTTGAAGGTAATGGACAGATTCAAGTCCAGACATTCCCGGTGTTTTTCTTTGAACTACTAGCTAAAGAAAGTAGAGACACCAACAAGTGGACTTACACCAAATCTAATATTGTAACCAGCTCTGTTGTTCTTTCTGAAAATATTATTTCTCAATATTCCAGATTGAATGCTCCAGCTCCTCAGATCGCAGTTCCATCATCTCCAAATGTTATTTCAATTGACGATCTATAATTTATGTCTGAAATAAAACAAAAAGATTTAGACGCTCTATGGGAGACCGTGGCAGATATTACGCCATATTCTTCGTATTTGAGTGAAAATAAAGTATCCAAAGATGATTGGATCGACACTGGATCGATGGTGTTGAACGCTTTGATCTCTGGATCTTTGTATGGAGGTGTTCCGCGTGGTCGAGTTACTCAATTTGCTGGACCTAGCCAAACATTTAAAACTGGATTCATCCTAAAGACTCTAGCCAATGCTCAAAAGAAGGGCATGCAAGTTATCATATATGATACCGAGGGAGCGATTGATGACGAAAGTGCACGGGCGATGGGCCTCGATACAACCAAGGTTAAGTATTTCAAAACCAAAACAGCTGAAAGTACTCGCAACTCCATTTACAAGTTGCTAACTAAAGTTAAAGAGAATGGTTGGGACGGTAAGTTCATTATCGCAATCGATTCGATTGCGAACTTGCAGAGTGAAATGGAAGTCAACAGAATGGACAAGGAAAACACATCAGCTGATATGGGTTCCTTCGCAAAGAGTGTTAAATCTCTTCTCAAGACATGCACTGTTATGAGCAATCTAACAAACACTCCAATTTTGCTGACCAATCATGTGTATGATGATCCAAGCCAGATGTATCCGACTCTTGAGAAGAATATCGCTGGAGGTAAGGCTGCTGTATATCTCCCATCAGTCACTATTCAGTTGGCTAGAAAAGCAGCAAAGGATGACGGTGGTAAAACTATCGAAGATACCAAAGCGGCTTCTCAAAAGAGCTTCTCAGGTGTTATCATTCGAGCTTTGACTGTTAAAAATCGTTTTATTAAGCAGTACCTAGAAGGTGAAATGTACCTAGAATTTGCAACTGGATTGAGTAAGTATTACGGATTGTTGGAAATTATGAAAGGTATGGGAGTAGTAGTTGCAAATGGAGCGACATACACCGACTGGAAGGGTGTGAAGCTTGGTTTTTATAAACAGTGGAAAAACCAACAGGATGTGTGGGACTATTTAATTCCAGAATTAGAATCCCGACTCAAATCCGAGTGGTCGTATGGAAATAAACTAACTGGTGTTGAAGACATGCCAGATGAGGATGACTCGGAATATGTAGAAGATTCGGAAACAACTGAAGAATAAGAAAAAAAGGGAGTGGTTAACCACTCCCTTTTTTTCACTTGGTCATCCAATGCCAATAATTAATCGGCTTTTTAAATCCTCTATCGTTGTATTTTGAATTATCTCCTTTGAATTTAGAATCTCGTTGCAGTTGATTTTCCATATAATGGAATGTTGAATCATAAGATTCCTGCACAGGTCGTTCTTCAACTGGTTGCTGTTGAACTGGTTGCTGTTGAACTGGTTTTTTATCATCCATTATAGCTTTATCCATTTTTGCCATCACTCGTTCCAGTCGGTTAGCAGCATTCAACTCCAACACTTGTAATTGCATTTTAATGACATCTTTCACTTTTTGAAACATGTCTTTATTTTCAGGTTTATCAAACACGGCTCGCACGACTCTCTTTTCAATACCGTTGATTTCGTACTGATTGTCATCATTGCCAAGATTTCCATAATCAATACCGACCAATCCATCATGTATGCTTTGCAAAACTTCGGTTTCATTTGGTGCAGTATTCAGTGCTTTTATTTTATCTACAACTTTGGTTTGAAAGTCATCTGATGTGAAAGCTATACCTTTATCATTGTATTTGTCTAAAAACATATCGAGTAAGTCTTTGATCAAATTGAAACTTTTTAATGTTATGCCATTAACAGCTTTTCTTGGGATATTCACAGATGGCGCTGATATTGAATTTATGTATACAGGCTTAGATGGATCAAATGCAGTGTTGATGTTTTTTCTAACATCAACCCCCCAAATAGCCAATATTGTTTCTAGATATTCATTAACATCATATTTTTCATCATCGGCATCGATGTCATTCGGAAGTTCTCCAGTTTCTTCGTATTTTTTTAATGACGGAGATAGAGCATTTGGATCTTTTCTCTTTTTAATTGCGTGTCTTTGAATTTTATTGAGATTTTTAAGTTCTTTTATCAACGGTTCAACTTCGTTTCTTAGAGTAGCGTAATCAGACCTGCTAATATTGGCAGCTTTTAAGAAAATATCCTCTGCTTGCATAGCTGTAGCAGAACGATGTCTATCGGAAAGGCGATAGTGTTTAAATAAATCCATTGTTAACCTATCTGTGAATTCTCTCGAAGTTATTATATTTTGTCTTTTTTTAATATCGGGATCGATTTCAGATGATTTTGGATTTGAAACGAATAATTTTTCATATGCCGCAGTCATAGCCCTGTCATTAGTAGATGTGCCATTTGTTACAAGTTTAACCACATCCAACGGACCTAATACCGAAGCATCTGAATCATCTGGATTGTTAATCATATCAAATCTTTGTTGCAATAATGTATCCAACCTAGATGCGTGAGATTTGTTTTTTGATATATCATCCATAATCTTCATTAGTTCCTTTTCAATTTTGCTAGGAAGTTTTAATTTAGCGAATTGATCTGATGATAATGATTTAAAATCTGGGAAATACACGCTATAAACAATAGATTCCGCCAATCTGATCGCAGAATCATAGTGCGGCTCTGCTTCGGAATCTGGATATATGTCTTCAAATGTTGCAATATCGAAATCTTCAGATCTTGGATATATATCTTTGAATATATCATGGACGAGTTTGTTAATTTCCTTATTGATAATAGGAATGGTATATTCAAATTCTTTGCTCATGTCATTATACAATCCGATGACGGTTTTATTAAATAAATATCCTCTCGTTGATGGCCCAGCGTGTGGATCTAGTTCTCTAAGTAAGGGACTCAGCTCAGCGTATTTATTGTTCAAAGGTCCGAATTTAGTTGGCGGTTTGGCCATTTCATCGATCTGTTCTAAGCATTCGAGCAAGTGATCAAATTTGATTTTTTCCATACTTGTATTTACCCAGATTGACAAGTAAATCATCGATGATAGCATCGGATATGGATAATAAAAAGATAGCATTTTTTTCCGCGTCACAGAAAAAGCATGCAAAAGACACCACGCTTTTAAAAAGCATTGAAAATTTCGATATAGATATCGATATAGCATTCGCTCTAGAGAACAAAGAATCATTATCGGTTGTGTATAATAAAGTTATACAACACGCATTGGAAGAAAATTGGGATGCGCTAGTATTCGTACACGACGATGTTGTTTTGGAGCATGATCCACGACCCAAATTGGTGAAATTGTTTGAGAAATTTGATCTAATAGGCGTTGCTGGTGCTTCATCAGTTGAAATAAAATCACCAGCGCTTTGGCATTTGATGGGGGGTGGATTCAATTCTGGAAAACTACACGGCGCAGTCGCGCATGGAACCTCCGAAAAGAAACAGATGACTTCATTCGGGCCATATCCCCGACGCGTTGTCATGATTGATGGTGTATTCATGGCGATGAACCGAACTGTAATGGAAAATGTGCGATTTGATGAAACCAATCCATCCAAGTTTCATTTTTACGATCTTGACTTCTCAAGCGCTGTGAATAAACTGGGCTACCGAGTGGGTGTCGGCGACATCATCATCACGCATGAATCGCCCGGTTTGCGTGAATTTACGGAAGAATGGAAAGAAGGCGAACGATGGTTTTTAAATAAATATGAATCTTGACTTAGAATACTTTGAAAAAATAATAGCGCGTCAGTCGATCATTGACTCGTCGTATCTTACAGCTATTGCTGATTATATCAAACCTGAATTTTTCGAGGATAAGCGAATCGCTACTTATTTTGAAATCGTTAAAGATTTTTATGAAAAAAGAAAAACACTTCCGACGATTTCGGAGATAAAAACTTATCTCACTGATGATTCGCTTAAAGAAGGGTTTAAGCAATTACTTTCATCTTTCAAGGATATTGATAAAAACTTGAACAAAGACGAATTGTACGATAACACTGAGAGATTTCTAAAAGAAAAAAGCGTATACAACACTCTTCTAAAAGTTGCGTCTGAACTTTCAGAGGGAATTGTGGATACTTCTAAAATTTTAACCCAGTTTGAGACATCTTGTAATATCAATTTGATTTCAGATAAAGGCATGGAGCTATTTTGTGATGCTGATTTATTGATTGATGATATTTTGAATGTGGAATCCTGTATATCCACTGGATGGGAATGGTTAGACGACGCTCTAGGTGGCGGATACAGAGAAACTGGTAAAGGATTGTATATCTATGCGGGACAAGCCAATATAGGTAAGAGTATTTTCTTGGGAAATGCAGCGATAAACATCGCAAAGCAAAATAAATCCGTTTTAGTCATCACGCTTGAGATGAGCGAGATGCTTTATGCCAAGAGAATGTCTTCCAACTTGACAGGGGTTCCTTTAAAAGATTTCGAGAATGCTACAGATTCATTGAAACGTTTACTTTCAAAAAGAAAGAGTGAAATTCCAAATGGTAAGATTTTCATTAAGGAATTTCCGCCAAGCACAATCACTCCAAAGCAATTAAGTTCATTTGTCAAAAAATTTAAGGAGAGTGGTGAGAAAGTTGATGCTATAGTTATTGATTATATCAACCTATTGCATTCAACTATTGGGACTAATTCGTATGAGCGTGTGAAATATATTTGTGAGCAAGTTCGAGCGATGAGCTATGAATTTGGATGTCCTATAATTTCAGCGACTCAGCTCAATCGATCGGCTTATAATACAAACAACCCCGGAATGGAGGGATTATCCGAATCAATCGGGCTGGCTGCTACAGCTGATGTAATTTTATCGATCTTTCAAAATGAAGAAGATCAAGAGATGAACATCATTCGATTAGGCATGATGAAAAATCGTTATGGTCCGAGAGGAATGGTGCAAGCAATGAGAATCGATTATAATACTCTAACCATTGAACAATCTGACGAAGAATTAAATTCTTTTGGAGGTGATGATATTTCATTGCTTGAAAAATTCGCAGATTGAAGTAAATTGTATGATACATGAATGTTTTTTTATGGGTAAATTCCGATCTAGATGGTGTCGGGTCTACGATATTACTTGGAAATATATTCAAGCAGTTTGAATATAAACCTGTATTCTTTGGAAATTTTGAAGAAGAGTATTTCAATTGGTATGATGATAATTTTCAAAAATATGATAAAATTTTCGTAGTTGGAATGCCCTTGAATCAGCATTTGATTAATAGGATTGATGACAAGAAGGTGGTTTTTGTATCCGATGCAGATGATATTTTACATGTTATCGAATCCACTTTAATTCAGGAAAAAACATCATCCTGTTCCAAGCTGTTATATAAAAAATTCAATAAATCCTTTAATTTTTCCAAGCATATTCAAAAATTAATAGTTATAATTGATGATTATAACAGCTATAATTTGAAATTAAAAGAGAGTAAAATACTAAATGCGTTATTTAGAAAAAGCGGTAAACAGAGATTTTATAATTTCGTTAATAATTTTTGGACTGGGTTCAAACCATTCACCGATGGTGAAATTAAAGTGTTTGAAATATTTGAAAATGAATTACAAAAAGAACTTTCTAATTTGGAAATATTCAAAGGATTTTATAAAGGATACACTGTATTAGCTACATTTTCAAATTTTAGCGCCTCGGAAATAGCATCTTCTATTTTATCAGCGTATTCTCCAGATATTGTCATCGTTGTTAATTTAAACACTAAATTCGTTTCGTTTAGAAAACGAAAGGATTCAAAATCCGATATAGTATATATGGCAACCAATATTTGCGGAGGTGGGGGGAGTGAATTTGCATCAGGCGGGCAAATTACTACCAAGTTTTTAGAATTTACAACTACACTACAGCCATTATAATGAACGATCCATCTAATAGCATGATAGAATCTGAACAGATGCATCTGTTCATGTGTTACTGCACATTTATTGTTAACTTACAAGGCAAAAAAATGTCAATACAAAATGTATTCGTATATACATTACAAAATGAGAAGATGCGAGAATTATTGAAGAGGTTGCTATCTCTTGATACGGATTTCGATGTGGTTAAAACCTTTTTGGATTTCGATCCAAGTCTTGTGAAAAGTAAGTATGTCACAAAATATCTCAACAGTCGTAAAAAACTTCCAAAAAAGAAGGCTTGACTTTTCCTGAAAGTTGAGTAAATTGAAGAGGTAAGTAGCTGAAATTTATGAAATACCTAGCATATATCACATTTGTTCTACTGTTACTTAAAGTAACAGGACTTATACAGATTAGCTGGGTGTGGATTCTACTTCCGGTTATATTACCAGTCTCTTTGGGGTTGGGCGCATTAGCGTTCATAACCGGGATGACAATAATTGCATATAAACTAATAAAGAAAAAACTAAACTAAACTAAAATAATAATGAGTACTAAAAATAAATTCAATGCGAGCATGTTTGAAAAAATCAAAGATGCCTTAAATAAGACTTCTGAATCTTCAGGAGGGGCTTTTGCGAATGTTATGAAATTCCCAGCTGGAAAGACATACACTCTTAGAATCATTCCAAATCTAGAAGATCCAGAAAAAACATTCTTCCATCATTACACACATGGTTGGAAGAGCAAGACCACTGGGAGTTACATTTCAACTCTTTCACTTCAAACCTTTGGTGAGCGCGATCCAATTACGGAAACATTTTGGTCGCTTATTAAAAGTGATGATAAGAATGAAAAGGAACTTGGTAAAATGATTCGCCGTAAGGAGAATTGGTTCGCTAATGTTTATGTCATCGACGATCCTTCGAATCCTGAAAATAACGGAACTGTAAAGGTTCTAAGAATTGGACCTCAGATTAAGAAAATCATTGACGATGCTCTAACTGGCGACGGCGCAGAAGAATTCGGCTTCCGTATCTTCGATCTCGGAGAGGATGGTGCAAACTTGAAGATCAAAGCTGAGCAAAGCGGAGATTTCGTAACATTCGCATCTTCTGGCTTCTATAATAAGCCTCAAATCAGTCTTACTGATGAGCAGATTGATAAGATTTATGCTTCTGCATATGATCTTGAAGCAATTTACCCGAAAAAGACATTTGATGAACTTCAAGAAATTCTCGATGCTCATTTCTACGGTAAAAAAGGGGATGGCGTTAAGTCGAATTCTGCCCCAACCAAGCAAGTCCGCGATACACATGATGATTCGGATAGTGATGATGATATTCCATTCACATTTCCTTCGAAAAGTAATTCTTCATCATCAGATCCATCCGATGATGATATTGACAAAATGCTAGCTGAACTAAATGACTAATATATGCTAACTCCTGAAGATAAACATACGCTGATTCAATTTGCCGGTCCTCTTTTTGCGATGAGTAAAGAGATTGATGGCATGTATTACAGCGATTCTAAGCCTAAAACGGATGGAATACCAGATTCAGGAATAGCTAGAGGTATACAAGAGGCGCTTGAAAGGGATTTTAGACTCTCTCAAGCGCCTCCCCCATCTCCTCCCGTTTATCAGGTTCCTGTGTATCAGCAACCGCCAACGCAACCAGCTCCCGTTTATGTAGAGCACAATGCTCCCATTCAACAGCCGGTTGATCGAGGAGATCAACTTGAGTTCAACTTCAATCAAAGCAAACAAGATATTACTAATGCGTTGCTCGAAGCGCAAAACAAGCTATTGAAAGAGTTGAATAAAAAAATCGATGTGCTAATATCACACGCAACAAAAGATGACAAAAATAAAGGTAAACAAAGCTGAATTTCTATTTTTCATAGACTCGCTCTCACACCTAAGCGATTCCGCCATTCTTCATATCAAGGATGGCGGAATTTCTGCTCTTGGCACTAACTTAGATGCTTCATTGTTTCTATGGAATACAATGCCAGTAGATTGTGATAGTGAAGAAGTGTTGAACATTCCATCATTAATGAAACTCCATTCTGCATTAAAAATGTGCGGAAGTGGTGATACTTTGGAACTTATCCTGAATAAGAACAATCTAGAATATAGAGGGTCCAATATCAAATTTAAATATCATTTATATGAAGATGGTGTTATAATGAAAAGCAAGACAAGCCTTGCCAAACTTCAAAGTTTGAAGTATGATGTCGAGGTTAAATTTACTAAACAATTCCTATCAACATTTTTAAAATCGGCTTCTTCATTTTCAAAAATTAAAAAGCTACATTTATATACTGAAGATGATCATTTGATATGGTCTATACAAGATAAAACTATAGCCAATAGCGATGTGTTTAGCGTGGTGGGGCAATCTGTTGATTTTGATTTAGATCAATTCATTATGAATCTTGATAACATTCGACTTTTGGTTCTTCCTAAAGATGTTGATATAACTCTTAAAATGAACATCAATCTTGGAATTGGTAAATTTGAGTTGAAATATGACAACGTTAATCTAAATTATATTATATCCACATTAATAAAATGATTATCAAAAATAAAATATCAACCATGGGTTACTTTATGAAAAGGCTTCGCGATTGCGGATTTATCACAATTCGGGTCTTCAATAAATATTCATATCAAGATCCTAGAAAGTGGACCGTTATGGTAGATCCGGGAAATAGAAGCGTTTTGATAACTTGTTATGAAAACAAAGAATTCAAAGGGGATGTAGTTTTTGAAATTAACGATGGTGGTAATCAATTTCCGAAAAATTACAATCTGAAAACTAATTCAATGGAAATTATTATCACAACTTTACTCGAAAAGAAAGTTCCCCAAAAAGCGGAGGATAGTGAGTTTCTTAAAAAAGTGAATTAAATACATATAGTATGGAAAACTCCGAATCAGATTATACCGATGATGACATTAAACAGTTATTAATCGACTCTCTCAAACTTAAATTGAAGGATAATAGGAGTAAACCTAATAGAGTTAAAATAAATCAAGCTATTATATCATCACTCAGCGAGTTTTTAACATGTTTTAAACTTATAGGATATGATATTGATGGAAATTGTGTAAATTTAACAGTTACCAAAACTGCCATGGACAAATCGGCACTTGAGCAATCTTTCATTAAAGAGTTTGGTAAGTTTATGAGCGATATAGATTGATGAAATTTAAATTATTTAAAGGAATACGATTCGGAAATGCTTACGCTGTTCAAACCGGTGATTATGCTGGTCAGATGTTTATATTCATACATAAAAAAGGCGAATCTTATGAATTTCTATCAACACCATTGATGGAAAATAGAATAGTTCCAATTTCAGAGTTTGACTTTGCTTTAGAGAATGGTATAATTGAGTATGTCAAAAGGGTGCCTAGATATGTCCGCAATATTGCGCGGCTTAAATTCCAAGAAAATTCAAGATCCTTTAGTATTACCTGAAAATTATGTAGTGTCTAAGTTTTTTGAACTTGGGCCTTATCCAATTCAAAACGAGTATAACAATACATATCAATGCTGTTGTCCCATCTGCAAAGAAGGGAAAAGTTTCGGAAAAAAAAGGAGATGCTTTTATATTCCATCTAATGATTTAATATTTTGTCATAATTGTGGTTGGTCTAGTAAGCCACTGACTTGGATTTTAAAGGTTGGTGATATGTCGATATCCGAGGTTTCGGACGAAATAGCACAAGGGGAATTTGATATGTTGGATATTTCAAATATTGACAAGCCTGAAGTTGAGATTCAAGTTCCGTCATTACCGGATGATTGTATTAATCTTTTTGATAAGTCACAGGTATTATTTTATTCAAAAAATAATATTGTTTTAAATATGTTGAAATATTTAAAATCTAGAAATTTATTGAAATCAGTCAATAAACCGGATGCTGTTTATCTATCATTAAAAGATAGAACACATAAAAATCGGCTAATTATCCCATTTAAAGATTTAGATGGAAAGATAGTATTCTATCAAAGTCGCAAGGTGTTTGATTGGGATGAAAAAATCAGATATATATCTAAATTCAATGCCGATAAGAGCCTGTTTAATATCCACAAAGTAGATGCAGAGCATGGAGATGCTATATTTGTGTTTGAAGGCCCATTAGACGCTTGTTTTGTGAAAAATGGAGTTGCCGTAGCTGGAATAACGGATGGTGGTAATGTGCTCAACGATAAGCAAAAACAACAACTGGCGCAATTTAAATTCTTTCAAGTTATATGGTGTCTAGACAGTCAATATTTAGATAGCGCAAGTCGTGTAAAAAGTGAAGACTTATTAAAGAGTGGGGAGAGTGTGTTTATATGGCCCGCTGTTGATGGTAAACGTTATAAAGATTTTAATGAGATGTGTATTGATAAAGACATGAGAGAAGTGTCTCACGATTATATAAAGACAAACACATTTTCTGGTAAGAGTGGGCTTTTAAAGCTATCAACTATTCCATAAAAAAAGGCGCTTTGTACAAAGCGCCTTTTTGTTTTGAATATCCGATTATAAATTTCTTGAATGCTTATTATGAATATATTGAGTAATTTTAAAAAACTGAAAGAATTTCAGTTCCCGAATTATTAAAAATGATAGTTAAATGAGTATATCCCGATTTTATCGATGCTGATCGTTTACTTTTATTCAATTCTAACATATTATTATATGTATACTCGCATTTAACCTCGATTAATGTATTAGCATGTTTTATATATAAATCTGGAAAATACATTTTATTAGCGCCTTCAAACATGTATCTTATTTTAGGAACGCTTCGACCTGATTGTATTTGATATACATCAAATTTCATCTCATTTACAAGATATTGTATTGCTTGAGGTTCGTATCCTTGAAGATGGCTAAATTTTTTACCGTTAATTATGAATGATTTAAATTTATATCTATTTATGTTTGATTTTTCATGTATGATAGGATGCTGCATTGGATTTTCCACTCCTAGATTTTTTAAAAATGTGGCTTTTTTTCGGCTGATGGTAGATGGGAGATTAGCAGATTCTGTTAATGTTCGCATTTTAACGCCTAATTTTTTAAATTTAGTTCGGAGTCCGCTTGGCGTTATGTTATATTTTTTACCTATTATTTCTAAAACTTCTCCATTTTCATACATTGATATTGCATCATTGAGATCTTCGATATTTTTTAATTTTTTCGTGGTTCCTTTTGGTCTCCCATCTTCAGTATTTTTACTCTCCTTTGAATTTCTCAACGCTATATTATTTCGTTGTAGTAGTGTTTTAATAGCTTGATATGAACATCCTATGCGTTTTTTGATACTTTGTATTGTTAATTGTTCATCCAGATACATGCTTAAAATTTCAGTTGAATGATTTTCCAATTTTAATACAGATAATGATTTTGGTGAATATCCATTTTTTATTAAAATATTCTGAATTGGTTTACGATCACACTTATATATTCTTGATAACTCTGAAATAGATAGTTTTTTGTTTATGTGTGCATCGATGATTTCTTCTTCGAGACCTTTAATTTGTGGTAATTTACTTCTCCATATTACGTCATATTTATACTTCATATTGTGTATTTATTACTTACATACAAGAAAAAACCCAGCGGCCGCTGGGTTTTTAATATATAATTTAAGTTAATTGAAGTTAATTTAACAAAAAGCTGATGTATCCACTCCAAATAGACTGAGAGATGTCAGCAATGCCCAAGCGACATACTTATATTTGGCATTCTTGGTCTGCGCCATGAATCCTAAGAATCCCTGATGCAGAGCGGCTAAGTCGGATGCAACTCTGGATATTTTAGTTTGTTGAGATTGTTTCATTTTGTCAAAAACTGTGTCTGGTTCAGCATTGGCCAATCTGCTTTGAATGCTCGATGGGTCTTCGCTGTTTAGAATTTTTAGGAAGTTATCAATTTCATTAATCCAAGTTTGTAATTCACCTACGATTTGTTGGTTTCTTTTTGATAAAATATCAGCGAGTTCGCTTTGGGTGTCATCGACACTGACATCAGCATCAAATTGCGTTGGATCGGTATCATCATCTAAAGACGCCTCCATGGCGTCTCTCTCAACATCCATCATATCATCTTCTAATAGAATTTTTTTAAAACGTCTTCCGTATAGATTGGTCATGCATATATTTAGTGTAAAAAGGTAAATATATTAATGGCAAGTAAAGATTCTCCATATTCCACTGGGTTTTTATCATCGAATATTAATTTCAGCGATGATACTTCTGAAATGTTTAAGCAGATAAAAAAGGAGGAGGATATAACACACGAAGCTATCCCAACATTGCCGTTTGAGCTTTCTATGCTTCCCGAATATTTTGCAAATATGGTAGACAATGCTATGAATGCATCAATAAACATTGATAAAGTATTAAGCACTAAAGATTTAAAGAATAAAAAAGATTTAACTAAATTAAAAGAGAATGTTGATAAGATGATTCGATTTTTGATAAAAAATGTAGATCCAACTCTTGACAAATACGCCATTCGAAGTAAACTGGAGACTAATGAAGATTGAGATTGTTTACAAATTACTGGGATGTTCGGTATTAACTAATCCTTTAATCGCATATGGGCTATCGCCATTTATTCCATTCGTAAATACCATTTGTTTATTATCAGCAATTACAATTGTACTGGGCTCGTATTACATTTTGATAAAACCTGAACTGGAATCTGTTCGAGATAAGCAACACACCGCCGATGAAACTGAGATTCTTAATATGTTTGATAAAATAGCGGAGCAAGAAGATGTCATCGCTGAATATGAATCTATGTTGAGTGAACAAGTTGTTGTTTTGCCTTGTGATTGCGGTAAAACATTATTCGAGGGTATTTTAATTCCAAATGTTGAAAATATTTGCAAATGTTCATCTTGTAATTCTTCATACAAGGTCATAATCAGCTATGATTCGTTTCTAATCACCGAAGAACTGAACAGTGCTCAGATATTCGATAATATTAATAAAATTCAGAGTGAAAGTATTGATAAAACGTTAGAGTAATATCGTCAGCATGAATCAAATACAAATCAAAAGAAAAAACGGAACTGTAGAACAACTGACTGCTGTATCATTTGCCCGTTGGGCTTCTTTGATTGAAGCATTCGATCTAATTTCTGAAAAAGCAAACGAATTGAATGTAGATCTGGACAAATTTCTAAAACCAGTTGCGATAGAACACTATATCGAAGAGCGATTTCCCTCTATTCTACATGATGTCGAATATGAGATTGAACATGGACTACTCAATTGAGTAGTTCTCTCTCAATTTCTTCTATTTTAGAAGATCCGACAGAATCTTTAAAGTGATTTTTGATTTCCGTTGTGTCCAATCCCAATTCATGAAATCCGATTAAATAATTTTTAACTCTTTGCGGCAATTCATTAGGGTAACTCACACCAGCGGGTCTGTAAAAACGGTGATTCCATCTTAAAAATGGCAAACATAGTGTCTTTTTACCATGCTTTTCGTATTTTTTATGGATATACCCCTCTTCACCTCCAAATCCTCTAAAGTTTTTGTTGAATCCTAACCACGCATCTTTGCGGCAAGAGAATAAACCCAAGCCTTGAGCGGGTATTTCAAAAGGTGGTCCATCAGGATCTTCACCGCGTTTATCGGTACCCCACACCCCCCACATATTTGATTGCCACACAAGATCAAAATGGGTAGATACCGATCTAAGATCGTCATATACGAGTGGCCCTTGTAGTAGATTTCCATCGTCTTTGTTATTGTCATAAAATTTAATTAATTTTTTAATTGCGCCGGGTTCTATGAGAACATGACTATCGATACTCATAACATACGGAGTATCAGCTAATTCAAAGATTTTATTTCTGATAGAAGTAGATTTAAAATTGGTAAATGGTAGATACTGAATTGGCTCCTGTACCCAATCGATAAAATCTCGTATACATTTGGAGTGATTTCCAGATGGATTATTGTCAACTACTACAAATTCAATATCATCGAGTACTTCTTTGTGAAACATTCTTATCGCTTGTATTGTAAAATACAAGCCATCGATATCATCGTGAACAGCCATTCCAATCGTCAGTTTTCTCATTGCTATAATTTATTAAAAATTTAATTTTTTGCAATGTTTATCGATACACGGTGTTGTATTCGCGGGAGCTTGAGTTGTGGTGGGTTGAATTGTAGTTGTTGAGGTCGTCGCAGGTAATGTAGTTTCTATAATTGTAGATGGATCTGTGAGCGATTGGGATTTTGGAATCGATACTTTTGGAATCGGCGGTAATTCTACAGGCTTTTTTGTTGTATTTTCAACTGGTGGAGGAAATATATATTTCACTCTTGGGGGGCAGCATGGTATTTTAGGAGCTTGTGTCGTACTCGTCGATGTGCTAGTGCTAGTTGATGTGCTAGTACTCGTCGATGTGCTAGTGCTAGTTGATGTGCTGGTCGGGATCGGAGTGGTGCTCGTTCCCTCAGACACTGATATGGTCACATTGGCCGAACCATAAAGATTACCGTCGTTAATTTGGGCATATTCCCAATATATTAGATAATCATCTTTTGGTATAGTGTATACATATGATGTATTGAGTTCATAATCTACACCAGTTATATATAGATCTTCATCATTATATATAAAAATGTTGTAAAAATACCCCTCTTCTGGAATAGCATGTATATTAACTGTAAGAGGAGCGGACCCTGATATTGGCGTTATACTGATCATAATTATATCAATATCCTAATATATTGCATTTTTTGTCTTTACACGGTGTTATTAAACTGGTCGATGTTGCTGTAGTCGGAGATGGTGTGGTTTGAGTAGTTGTTGTTATTGTTGTAACAGTCGTGGATGCTATATTATCCGGGTTTGAAAGTGGAAACGATGCAGGTACAACAACTTTAATAATAGGCGGTAGTGTATTATTAATTGATGGAGTTTTAGTCGTTAAAGATATTGGAGTTGGAGGGGTCTCGATGATTAAATCTGGACAACTTAAACATGGATAGCATGTAGTGGAGCCCGGTGTTGGAGGTGTTGTGGGCGCGGTGGTTGTTGTACTAGTACTGCTTGATGTACTGCTTGATGTACTGCTTGATGTACTGCTTGATGTACTGCTTGATGTACTGCT